AGAATAGTATGGCCCGTGCTCTTATGAATAGACTGCGAAGTCGTAAGAGACCAGGTGGTGGTAGAACATATAGTAAAACTCAGTATAAGAAGAGATCCCAGAATTATGGAGGTCTTCTAGGCGGTAGCGAAGCTGACCGGAAAAGTGTGTATCGTCGAAAACGTATGCCACGTCGCCGACGTGTACGCTGGAAGCGATTTGTCAGAAAAGTAAATGCAGTAAGTGAAAAGACTTTAGGAAGTCGTACCGTGCTGTTCAATGATCAGATTGATCAAGAGAACACTACTGTAGATAAACCTCAGAGTAGCTTAACTCTAGCGTTGTATCCAATGAAATCCACAGTTGGATTTTTAAACGATTTAGCCGCAATTAGTGGTATTGAGAATACAACCAACCCGACTGCTGCTGCAGGAGAAACAGTTAACAAAAGTTCGAAATACTTGTTTCAGAGTGGTGTGTTTGATGTAACAATTAGAAACACATCTACTTTTTTTCAAGCAAATGATAATAAAATTTTGGATGGTCGAGCTGCAATAGAGCTTGACGTTTATGAATTTATCCATAGTGCGAGAAATCCTCCAAGTGATATGCTGCCATTGCCGAATTTATCAGATGTACTGGAATATAGCGACGATTCGAATATCGGAGGAGGTGGATTTGATATAGATATATGGAGCCGTGGTGCTACACCATTGGAATTTGGACGTCAAATGGGATTATTTGGATGTAAGGTTATTCGAAAGACGAAGTATTTTATTCCCAATAACCAGACAATTACACATCAGTTCCGTGACCCAAGTCGTCACGTATTTAGCCAAGAACAGTTAAATAAGAATTCCTCATGGGCAAACAATGTGACTAGAAGTTTTTATCTAGTTTATAAGTTTGTACCTGGAATAGATAAAGGTAGTACATTAGGAACCTTTCAGTTAAGAATCAATGTAGGATGCTCCAGAAAGTATATGTATAAGATAGAAGGTATGAGTGATAGTCGTCACCGTGCTCTCGGAACCAGTTATAACCCCGTAGTAAACTGCTAACGGTAGCGTCTGTACGGCGTGTGTGTAGGCGCTCCACGCGCCTCACGCCGCAGACGCGGACCCACAACCAGAATGAGAATGATCTTTATTTTTTAGCGGAAGCCTTGTAGGCTTCCGTAGTTTTTTAAAGTGACTTAAAGTGTATTAAAGTGAATTATTTTAAAACGACGTAATATAGGAGATAAATCTTGATCTTTTTCGAAACACTCTTGAGGAGTATAGTTAGATAACACGATAATCTTTTTAGGACGAATTTTTTTAAGTTGAGAACCTTTAACTTCAGGAGAGAAAGGGTATCTGTCAGCCCAGATTTTGATGAAATGCGCCAAGTATTTGCCAGCTTCAGGAGTCATTTCTTCAATGGCAACAACGTCTTCATCGTTGTAGTTATCCCACCATTTATTTAAGCCTTTTTGAAAGTGGTCTGGATATTCAGCCCAAAGTTTGGATGACTTTCCAGTTCCAGTTGGACCGACCCACCATTCATGCTCCAATTGTCCGTTGATAATTCCCAAGTTGCGTTTACGAAAGTCTTGGATTTTTTTGAAGTGGAGGAAATAAGCGTGGGGGTAATCCTCTTTAATTTTTTCGAGGTTGCCTTCTTCCGACCATTTAATGATGTCCCTCCACATTTGTTTCTTGTCAACCTTGGTGATTGTAGGTCGTTCTCCATGTTCGACGAAATCTCCATCTTTTGAACAATATTCAATGTTTTGAGAAGCGTTTCCTTTAGCTCTCTCAATGAAAGCTCTTGTGAGTAATGAAGACACTCGTTGGAATGTGACTGGATGAGGGAACCGGATGTATCCTTGGTAATGAGGAGTTCCAAGATCGCCAGTTTCTCTTCCATAGATGAGATAATCGACTTTATCCTTAAGAAGTTCGATTTCGACGTCATCTTCAATTGATGGATTGTTGATAGTGAAGACCCAAGCTCTTGTTTTGGACATAGCAAATTTGCAAATGAGCACCCTGGAACATTATTACCCAGGGTGCTTGTGCCTGTGCCAACGTGTCCCCTCCCGTTTACCCTCGGTAGTCCCCTTTGCGTGTCATCCCTCCCGATGTAAACCCTCCCCATTCTCCCTCTTGCTCCCTAGACAACAGGTCATCCCTCCCCATAAAACCATCATCGTAAGTACGATCCCATCAACCTAACCCTATGAAGTATTTACCAAGTAGTACTAGTAACATTACCCGAACCTTCATGGGCCGACCCTTAAACTCATTTCAGAATAGTATGGCCCGTGCTCTTATGAATAGACTGCGAAGTCGTAAGAGACCAGGTGGTGGTAGAACATATAGTAAAACTCAGTATAAGAAGAGATCCCAGAATTATGGAGGTCTTCTAGG